ACTTATTATGGCATCATTAGCAGAAATCCGTGCGAGACTCGCACAATCAGAAGGTAAACAACAAGGCGGCAACTCCACAGGTGGTGATAATGCAATTTATCCACACTGGAATATGGAAGAAGGCGGAGCCGCAACACTCAGATTCCTCCCAGACGGTAACTCAAAGAACACATTCTTTTGGCAAGAACGTGCTATGATCCGTTTACCATTTAACGGCGTCAAAGGTGAGATGGAATCAAAACAAGTATATGTTCAGGTTCCTTGCGTAGAAATGTGGCAAGAGACTTGCCCAGTGTTGACAGAAGTTCGCACTTGGTTCAAGGACAAGAGTCTAGAAGAAATGGGTCGTAAGTATTGGAAAAAGCGTAGTTATATTTTCCAAGGCTTTGTTCGTGAGAATCCTCTTGCCGATGACAAGGCTCCAGCTAACCCAATTCGTCGTTTTATTATTGGTCCTCAGATCTTTACAACTATCAAGTCCGCATTGATGGATCCAGAGTTGGAAGAATTGCCAACAGACTTGATGCGTGGCTTGGACTTCCGTATCACTAAAGGTAGTAAAGGCGGCTTTGCTGACTACTCAGGATCAAAGTGGGCACGTAAAGAAACAGCACTCACAGAAGCTGAACAAGCAGCCATTGCTGAACACGGATTGTTTGATCTTTCAACATTCTTACCAAAGAAACCAACTGACGTTGAGTTGAAAGTAATCAAAGAAATGTTTGAAGCGTCAGTTGATGGTCAAAGCTATGACACAGAACGTTGGGGTCAGTATTTCCGCCCAGCAGGTGTTAATGCTCCAGCAGGTGGATCAGCACCAGTAACCGAAAGTGCTCCTGCACAAACCAGTGGGTTTGCGGCAACAGGAACTACTACATCAACAACATCAAGTGACTTTGACGATGAAGAGCCACCAGTGGCAACGGCTCCTGTAGCGGCTGCACCAGCAACTCAAAAAGCCGAAGACATCTTGGCAATGATTAGGGCCCGTCAAAAAGCCTAATTAATGTTGTCGTATTTAGATCGCATTTTGTTTCCAGACCGCTGTGAGGTAATAGAAGTCATACCCTCACAGCGGTATGTCTATGTTATTTTTAAAAATGGACATAGTAGTTTTAATAATTTTAAAATAATAAATCCTCGTCAAATTTTCATTAATCAACAGATTCAAAAACTAAACAATATTGACGTTATTATACGAAACCCAGAAGATAGATTACCTTCAGGAATTAATACATTTATACATCATACTCTTAGAGACAATCCTGACCTTGATCCGTTCACAGTAGAATGGTTTGCTTTAAATTATTTGTCTTTAAATCGTCATTACACTTCACAATTTTCGTGGTTGTTAAATTTGGCAAGATATTTAGATATCAACACAAAATTAAACTTTTTACCAATGGATGCCATTAGTGAAATAACCGGACTTAATAAAAAACCAGTAGGAGTTTCTCCGGTATCTGCAGAATTAATAGAAAAAATTTCACTAATAAAAAACAATGAAATGTATCACCGAATAGACACAGTTATATTTGATTGCATTGGACAGACTATGACATTTGCCCAATTATTGCAACATATTAAAACAACCGACCCGGCCGCATACGCATATGTAATCGGATATGCACAACAAATTTTAAATCCAACTTATGCATTGTCCTAGACTAGATCATTTTGTACGTTTTAACCCTAACGGAACTGTAAGTCGTTGTGGACATATGGTCAACGCACCACAATTCGATACATTGGCTGATATGGAATCAAGTATGTGGTTGGCAAAAACAAAAGAAAAAATGTCTCGTAACGAATGGCCTAGTGAATGCGTTCGTTGCCAAGAAACAGAACCCAACAGTATAAGAGTCTACGCTACAGAATTGGACAATAAAACTCAACAACAAAATTATCTACAAGTAGGTGGTGTATTAGATAACCTATGTAATGCGGCCTGTCAAACATGTAATGAAAATTTAAGCAGTAGGATAGGCAGTCTAACAGGTCCTGGGTTTCCTATTGTCAACAATCTTGAACAGTTTTGGCAACTACCACAAGATCGTATTGTTCATTTAGATATCAATGGCGGAGAACCTGGCTACAGTAAAAACTACAAGAAAATTTTAGCCAACCTACCACCAAATTTAAAAACCCTTAGGCTCAACACAAATTGTAGTACTGTGTTAACCGAGCTGGCAGAGATTGCTACACGTGGCATAGAAGTTACAGTTACAGTTAGTTGTGACGGCATCGGCCCAGTACATGATTTTGTACGTTGGCCAATTCCGTGGCAAGAGTTTTATCGTAATCTCATGTCATATAAAACTATGCCGGTTAAACTTAATTTATGGACCACAGTTAGTGTATTAAACGTAGATGATCTTTCAAATATTCAAAAGTTTGCTCAAGAGCACAGCATTGATCACAGTTATGCTTATTTAAAACAGCCGTATGAATTGAGTGTAGATAACACCGACCTGGTCGCTCGTCAAACATATATAAGCAAACAGAAACAATTGAGGGGTATTGAGTGAAAATAGCAATTACTGGACACACCGCTGGCATTGGCCAAGCCCTGGCCAATGAATACACACTTGACGGACATGAAATTATAGGACTTAGTCGCCGCAACGGCAATAACATACGCAACACGCCTAAAATTTGTGATCAAATTGAACCTTGTGATGTGTTTGTTAATAATGCTCAAGCCGGGTACGCACAAACTGAATTGTTATTTGAAATGGCTCAGCGGTGGCAAGGTACTAAAAAACACATTATTGTTGTTAGTACCATGATGACGCAAGATCCTATTAGTGTGTTGCCAGGATTAGATATGCTATCTTATCATCAACAAAAAGTTACCTTAGAGGAAATGGTCAAACAACTACGCCATCAACGCCTTGGCATATCTATTACTATTGTCAGGCCTGGATACATTGCCACACAACCAGGACAAACTGTACCACCTGCTGCAGATGTCAACAACTGGGCCAGAACGTTATTGGATTTATTTGACATGGCTAAACATAATAATCTGTCAGTTCCAGACATATCCTTGGGGCCACAGAATTTATGACGCCAAAAGATATCCTAACAAATCAACATTTTTGTCCTATGCCGTGGACAGGACTAATGTATAACTCAGATGGTAAAGTTAAAAATTGTATTCGCAGTGATGAAAAAACTGGCTTACTAGGCAATATTAAAGATATACCTATTGAAGAAATATTACTAGGTAATACAAACGTAACCAAACAAACAAATATAACCAATAACAAACCGGCTGCCGGATGTCATACCTGTTACGATTTAGAACATGGTAAAAAAGGTCTCGATATTATCAGCGATAGAATTTTTTACATACGAGAATTTAAAAAAACGCCGCTAGATACATATCAAGTTAATAACTTTGATCTTCAAACCATTGATGTGCGTTGGACTAATTTGTGTAATTTTGCCTGTGTATATTGCAGTCCAGAGTTTAGCAGTCGCTGGGCCAATGAATTAAATGTCCAAATTAAAACGCCTTCTGAGAATCAGTTGACCAACTTTAAAGAATACATTTATCGTCATGCTAAAAATCTCAAACATGTTTATCTAGCCGGCGGCGAACCGTTGTTGATGAAAGAAAATTTAGAGTTGCTCAAAGAATTAAACCCTGAGGTTAATCTCAGGATAAACACTAATCTTAGTAAGGTTGACACAGGGGTGTTTGATACTGTATGCGGTTTTAAAAATGTTCACTGGACTGTGAGTGTAGAAACTGTAGAAGAAGAATTTGAATATATTCGATTTGGTGGTCAATGGTCTGATTTTTTAGATAATTTAAACACAATCAGAAAATTAGACCACAAAATAAGTTTTAATATGTTATGGTTTTTATTAAATTATGATACGGTGTTTGGGTGTGTAGATTACCTAAAAAGTCTGGGATTCCATAACAACAGCTTTGTTATTGGAGCATTGCTAACTCCAGAATACCTAAACATTAGACATTTACCAGAAAATGTGTTAAACTTATTAAAGACTAAGTTGGAATCTAAAATTAATGAGCGGCCTGGATATCTTCTCGAGGATAGTTATTGCAATATGCTACACTATATAGAACAACCAATTGACCAAAATTTAGCAGGATCGTTTGAAAAGTTGACCGTAATGGATCAGCGGCGTGGAGTAGACAGCAGTAAGATTTTTACAGAATTATACAAACTTAAAGAAGGAAAGTAATCATGGCAAAACCATTTGACGTATCAAAGTTCCGCAAGGATATCACTAAGAGCATTGACGGACTTAGTATTGGATTTAACGATCCTACTGATTGGATCAGCACAGGCAACTTTGCACTAAACTATTTGATCAGCGGCGATTTTAACAAAGGCATTCCTTTAGGTAAAGTAACAGTGTTTGCCGGCGAATCTGGTGCGGGTAAAAGTTATTTCTGCTCAGGTAACATTATTAAAAACGCACAGGAGCAAGGTATTTTTGTCATCTTGATTGACAGTGAAAATGCACTGGATGAGGATTGGCTTAAAGCGTTAGGTGTTGATACCAGCGATAGTAAATTGCTTAAATTGAGTATGGCCATGATTGATGATGTGGCCAAGACAATTAGCACATTTATGAGTGACTACAAAGCACTTCCAGACGGCGAACGTCCTAAGGTTTTATTTGTTATTGACTCGTTGGGCATGTTGCTTACACCAACTGACGTCAATCAGTTTGATGCAGGTGAAATGAAAGGTGACTTGGGTCGTAAACCCAAAGCACTTACAGCATTGGTTCGTAACTGCGTAAACATGTTTGGTAGTTACAATGTGGGTCTAGTGTGTACAAACCATACCTACGCAAGTCAAGACATGTTTGATCCAGACGACAAGATCTCAGGTGGTCAGGGCTTTATCTATGCGTCAAGTATCGTGGTTGCCATGAAGAAAATGAAGCTGAAAGAAGATGAGGATGGCAACAAGATCACTGACGTTATGGGTATCCGTGCTGGCTGTAAGGTTATGAAAACTCGTTATGCCAAACCGTTTGAAGGTGTGCAAGTTAAGATTCCGTATGAAACAGGTATGAATCCCTACTCAGGCATGGTAGACATGGCTGAGAAACGTGGCCTGCTCAAGAAAGAAGGCAACAGTCTAGCGTTTGTGACTAGTGATGGCGAAGTAATCAAACAGTTCCGTAAAAAGTGGGAAGCCAATGAAGGCGGGTGTTTAGACAAACTCATGACCGACTTTAACAATCAAAAAACGGTAAGTACTGAAGAAACAGCCACGGAGGAATAATAGATGTCAGTAGAATTAAGCAAAGAAATTTGGGACGAACTTAAACGTTATGTTAACCCGCAAGATCGCGATGAAGCCGCAGAAACACTAGTTTCAGTGTTAATTGATAACGATTGTGATGCTGCTGACATCAAAAGTGTGTTTAAAAACGACTCTGGAGTCAAGGCCGCTCTAGCAAGTTATCTTAAAGATCACGCCGATGACGAAGAAGATGAAGAAGAAGATGACAACTACGATGATTTTGAGGAAGACGACGACTATTAATGTCTAATAAATTTTTTCCAATCAAAACTGAAACTGCTTGCAAGTTAAAATGGAATTGGAATACTATTCGACTCTACAACGGGCTTACTAGCTCATGTCATAGAGTCGATGGTGATGTAGTGTCGGCCGAAACATTTGATACTTTTCATAATACACCAAAAAAATTAGCAGATAGAACTCTTATGTTACAAGGGCAATGGCCAACTGGTGGCTGCGAGTATTGCAAAAATATTGAAACAGCCGGTGGATCTAGTGATCGGCTGTTTCATCTTGCTATTCCAGATCAAGTTCCGCCTGAGCTGTTTGACAATCCTACTGCTGTAAATGTAACACCTACCATTGTTGAAGTATATCTTGACAATGTGTGTAACATGAGTTGCATTTATTGTTGGGACGGATTTAGCAGCCGCATTCAACAGGAAAATATTCAATTTGGACGCTTTGAAAAACAAGGTGTGGTAATTGATAACCGAGCAGAAAAAGCTAAAGACTTTGATACATTGTCTGACAAATTTTGGTCATGGATGAGCACAAACTACAAGACCTTGGGTAGGTTTCATGTCTTGGGTGGAGAACCCTTTTATCAACCGCAATTTGACCGCTGTTTGGAACTGTTGGAAACGCATGAAAATCCAGAGTTGGAATTTAACGTTGTTACCAATTTAAAAACTCCACACAATCGTTTGGTCAAGATAATTGACCGCATACATCAAATAGTTTTGCAAGGACGAATTAAACGATTTGATCTCACAGTCAGTATTGATTGTTTTGGTCCAGAACAAGAGTATGTGAGATTTGGCCTGGATCTTGACCAATGGCGAAGTAATTTTGAATATCTAGTTGAACAACCTTGGATAACTTTAAATATCAATCAGACTTTGTCCGGTCTTACTATTAAAACAGTGCCAGACTTGTTACAATATATAAATTTGTTACGCACTGATAGAGAAATTGGACATTATTTTTCAACCACAGTGATGACTTATGATTTTTTACATCCAGAAATTTTTGGACCTGGATTTTTTGATCAAGACTTTGAAAAGATTTTATCTGTTATGCCCAACGATACGTGGCAACAACAACAGGCTAAAAAATACATGCAAGGAATACAATTGCAAATAAATTCTGGCCAGCAAAATCAAGAAAAAATAAATCAATTGGTGGTGTTTTTAGACGAAATAGATCGTAGACGTAATCTCGATTGGAAAGAAACATTTCCGTGGCTAGTAAAGGAATTAGAAAATGTGGTATAGTAAAGTAGTAGCTGACCTAGGTAATATTCCAGACTTTATAGCATATTATGAGCATGAGCTAGACGATGCTAAACGTGACGTTCGCCTTGGCGGGTTAATCGAGCGTAGCATCAAAGAATTACCTGGAATTACAGAACATAGATTTAATCAACTCCAAGAAATTGAAGCAATTCTAAATCATCTTAACATTCAACTGCGAAAAATACGACGCAAGCATTTTCAAAAATATCTTGAAGGATATGCTCGTGCGTTAACCAGTCGCGACGCCGAGAAGTATGTGGATGGTGAGGACGAAGTCATTGACTTTGAAACTATTATCAACGAGGTGGCTTTGTTGCGTAATCGTTGGTTGGGTATTATGAAAGGCTTAGACAGCAAGAGCTGGATGAGTGGCCACGTTGTTAGATTACGTACTGCTGGTATGGAAGATATACAATTATGAAATTTATACATCCTGGCGACAGTCACAAACACAGTTTACGAGTGCTTGACGCTCTTTACGAGTATGACGACTTTATGGCTAGTATTCAAACGTTGGTAGATCTTGGGTGTGGCTCTGGTGAAGATTTAGAATGGTGGGCTACAAGAACCACACGTGATGATGTTCCAGAACCGTTAAACATACAATGTGTTGGCGTTGATCTAATTGACACACCGGGTATAGCAAGAAAATATCCTAACATTACCTATCAAAGAACAGACTTTGAAAAAAATATACATGCTCCTAATACTGCGTCAAAAGCCTTTGATGTGTTATGGTGCCATGATGCATTTCAATACTGTACGGATCCTCTTGGAACATTAGCTCAATGGTGGAACATGACCAGCACAGGCGGTATGCTGGCCATCACACTACCGCAAACAACCTTGTTCCAACAACGAAAAGAATCATTCCATCAACCCAGCGGTTGTTACTATCACCATACCATTGTTAGTTTAATTCATATGCTGTCGGTCACGGGTTGGGATTGTAGAGAAGGATTCTTTTTAAAACAGACAACAGATTCCTGGCTCACCGCCATAGTTTACAAAAGCAAACACGCACCCATGGACCCCAAAACAACCACATGGTATCAGCTGAGTGAATTAGAGTTGTTACCTGAAAGTGCAGACCAAAGCATACAGGCACACGGACATCTTAGACAGCAAGATTTATTGGTGCCCTGGATAGATAAAAGCCTTACTTGGCTAGGCCAGCAATGACATTAATCACGCCCGAATACCAACAAAATTTAAAGCAGCTACAAAAAGAAAACAAGTTCAAGGGTCTACTTGTCAAGTACGATCCTGTGCGAGATTTTGTTAAAAAATATCAACCAGAGAGTATTCTGGATTACGGTTGTGCCAAGGGTCGATTAGTAGAACAACTGCGAGAAGATTTTCCAGAGATTCAAGTAATCGATGGGTATGATCCTGGCGTTCCTGAATTTGAACGCATTCCTTTGGATCAGTATGATTGTTTGATCAGCAACGATGTAATAGAACATTTTGAGCCAGAATTCTTAGATCAAAGTCTACGACAGATGAATGCTTTGTTTTCTCGTAGTGCTTGGTTGATCATTGCTTGCTATCCGGCTAAAAAAAGTCTGCCTGATGGCCGTAACGCACACTTGATTATTGAACCACCGGCATGGTGGCGTGAACGTGTGGCTGAATGTTTCTCTGACTGTTGTGTTGTCTATGACCAAGTGGTAGAATTTGCACCAGGCAAGCCTGAGCTTAGACTCATACTAGAACGATGAAATATGCTTATGCTCTGGACATGCCAGGCGATCATGCTGGATGGACTTTACAGCCATGGCGACAACGAGGACTCAAAGTATTTGATCGGGTAGCTGACATTCCAGATGATTATGTTTTAATAGCTACTCATTATGCTCCGTGGTGGAGTCCGCTTAAAAAATACATAGCCGAAGGGCGACCCTACATAGAAATTGAATATGGATATTGGGGACCAGACACTCCACGTAGAGAAACTCGCAGAGTAACATACAATGGTCATCATAACATGACCATGCGTCCTGTGCCACACAGCCGAGCACACCTGTTTCCAACGCCAGCACAACAACCATGGCAACTGCGTACCGATGGCTATGTCGTAGGTATTCAGCCTGTGGAAGTGGTACTACAAGAACGCACTGGCGAAAATTTAGATCAATTTAGAACCAGACTAACCGCGTCTATACGGCCGTATTGGTCTGGCGAAATACAGTGGCGTAAGAAAACCGGTGCAAAAGATAATCGTTGGCCCAGGTACGTGGAACAATTAGCAGGTGCTAGAGCTGTGGTTGGAGAACGCACCATGGCCTGCGTTGAAGCCTGTTTGTTGGGAGTACCCGCTTATACCACAGATGCCAGCATGACTACCTTGCTCATGGGCGGCATTGAGAATTTGGCTATAAATAAATTACCAGACCGTACAGCCTGGTGGGAACATATTTGTTGGAGTCAGTTTAATCGAGCAGAATTTGATACAACTGTGCCAGCAGATCTAGTAGAACAATATCAAATATTCAGTAATGAACGGCTCAACTCAACTTGAAAAAAGTAAATTAGTACATAGTACTTTACCCAAATGGCAAGGCGAAGGCACCATGCAGTACGCTGACTTGCTCAAAGAAAATATCAACAAGTATCGGTGTCAAACCATGTTGGATTACGGGTGTGGCAAAGGTATTCAATACACACAATTTAAACTTCATGAACAACTTGGGCTAGAACTAGCAAACATTTATCAATTTGATCCGGCCTATGAGCCGATGGCAACTGAACCAGACTGGCATCAAACATTTGATTGCTCAATATGCTTGGATGTACTGCATTTTGTTGATGAGGATGAACTGGCAGTAATAAAACAACGACTAGAACAAGTAACTACAAAATTCTGTATTGTTGGCGTACAGTTAGCCCAGCCCAAACCCAAAAGTCTGTTGCTTAAACCTTACGCACTGTTAAAATCTGCTGAGTGGTGGCAAGATAAATTTAGCTCTTGGAACAGTAGCAGCCGGCTAATTTTAGAACTCCGGGATAATATACGCACATAAATATCTGCATGAAAAAGATTGTTTTAGCTACCGGTGGATTTGACCCTGTACACTCTGGACACATTGCCTATTTAAAAGCAGCTAAAAATCTAGGCGACATGCTGATTGTAGGAATCAACAGTGACGAATGGCTAGAACGCAAAAAAGGTCGTGCATTCATGCCCTGGAACGAAAGATTGTGCATCATAAACAATCTTGCCTGCGTAGATGAAGTTTACACATTTGACGACGAAGATGGATCGGCCAGGCATTTTATTCAGCAGGCACGGGCTCACTATCCAGATGCCGAACTAATATTTGCCAATGGCGGTGACAGAACCGCTGACAATATTCCAGAGATGGATGTGGCAGATACCAATACAACATTTCTTTTTGGTGTAGGCGGAACCAATAAAGCAAACAGTAGCAGTTGGATCCTACAAGAATGGAAAGCACCCAAGACAGAACGTCCTTGGGGCTACTATCGTGTGTTACACGAAGTAACAGGAACAAAAGTCAAAGAACTTACAGTCAATCCTGGACAAACACTCAGTATGCAACGACACAGTAGTCGTGCAGAATATTGGCAAGTGTCAGAAGGCCGGTGTGTGGTAGAAGGTGAAGGCCAAAGACAAACATCGTTAGACACTCACGACAGTTATCATATTTCCACAAACGAATGGCATAGATTGTACAATCCATTTGATCAACCATGCAGAATTGTGGAAATACAGTATGGTCCTAACTGTGTAGAAGAGGACATAGAACGTCAATGACCCCAATACCAATTTTTATCGGTTACGACCCTAGAGAAGCCATTGCTTTTCATACCTGTGTGAATAGTATCATTAGACATGCCAGTCAACCTGTGGCCATCATGCCCATTGCACTGAACTTGTTTCAAGACTACAAAGAAACCCACACCGATGGATCCAATCATTTTATCTATACTAGATTCCTGGTACCACACTTGATGAGCTACACAGGTTGGGCAATATTCATCGATGGCGATATGATTGTTCGAGATGACGTAGTAAAGTTGTGGGAACTACGCGAAGGCGACAAAGATGTCATGGTAGTCAAACACGATTACAAAACTCGAATGACTGAAAAGTATCTTGGTGCTAAAAATGAAGATTATCCAAGAAAGAATTGGTCAAGTGTGATACTGTGGAATTGCGGTAATCACCCTAATAGACGACTAACTCCTGAATTTGTGCAAAATTCAACCGGAGCATATTTACACAGGTTTAGTTGGTTATTAGACGACCGCATTGGCGAACTGCCCAAAGAATGGAATTGGCTTCCAGACGAATATGGCCCTAATCCAGACGCCAAGCTATTACATTACACATTAGGAACACCTTGCTTTCATGAGTTTGCTGATACTCCGCAGGGCAACGAGTGGCATATGGAACGTATGTTTACTGAATATTGCCAACAACGTTTGGACTAACAATGATGCCAGACATTCCAAAAAGAGATTTTGAACCTGGTCAGCCTCTTTGCATCAACAGAAAAATACACGATAGTGAAATCAAAGCTCGCCAGGCTGCATTTGTTGATAGATTTGCCAAAGGATGCAACGGTGCGTTGGTTAGCAGTCAAGAAGCCGCACTGACTCCTATAGAACATCCGTACGTAATTCGCGGTATGAAATTTACTGCGGCAGTTAATCTTTGCTGGCAAACAGGCCGAACGTTTTATTACATAGACAATGGGTATATAGGCAATGTTGGTCGCAAAATACATTTTAGAATAATCAAAGATCATGTGCATGATATCCGACCCATTATTGAACGTCCTAGAGATAGATTGGATCAATTGTATTTTACCATAAAAAAATTTACACCAGGCAGAAAAATATTAGTAGCACCGCCAAGTGAAAAAAGTTTTAGTCTTTGGGACATTGACCAACAACAGTGGATTGACGAAACTATTGCTGAGATTAAGAAACACACAGACCGTCCTATAGAAATTAGACTTAAACGTACCAGAGATGATCGCATGCGAGAAAATACCATGGAAGAAGCTCTAGCTGATGATGTACATTGTCTAGTAACTTATAACAGTGTTGCAGCCTGCGAAGCTGTTATGCTAGGCAAGCCTGCTATTACTTTGGGTCCTAATGCTGCTGGAGTTCTTTGTTCACAATCACTGAGCGAAATTGAAATACCCAAAGTTCCTACTGAAGATGAACGCGAAGCTTGGTTGCGACATCTGAGTTATAGTCAGTTTACTTTTACTGAAATGAGTGACGGTACTGCTTGGCGTATTTTAAATGAACGGTAAAAAATGTTGATATATTGCACCACTGCGACTTTCCGCATCAGTCCAGTGTGCAGAACTAAGATCATTTAACCACTGAGTTCGATCTGGCATAACAGGCGATTCAACATGTGCTAGATCCTTATTGGCCACTGCCCATGCTACGCAATCATCATCATCGGCAAACACAGGTATGCCGGCCAACACAGCTGCCACACTACTTGAACTGTTACAGAATACTGCGGCCCAGGCGTTGGCCAGGTCTTGTTGTAATGTACTACCAACTGCACTTTCTCTTACTCCGGGCAAACTAGTTAATTCAGACAAATTTATTTTATGTTTAGGATGCGGTCGAATCACAATAGGACGAGCAGTTAATGATCGCAAACGATGTACAGTCTGCCTAGTCCATTCTATCATATCAGTGCCCTTCATACTCCATCCACCATCACGCTGTAAGCATACCAATACATGATCGCCGTGTGTTCGCCAGGGCATTAAATTCAAATTGAGTTGGTGTTGAATTTGTTGCCATTTATCATTGTTGCTGTTGGCATTGGCATAATTGTTGGTGTTATAAAATACCCCGTCGAGACTATAACGTAGGAAATAGCTGTCAGTGTCTACAAATTTAAAACAACTGGCGTCAATGGGCATGACATGATGTCCGGTACGGCGTTGATGATTAATTACATTATTTCTAAGTTGAATATGCGGCCCGCGAATTGTGGTTCCAACCCAACCTAGTATTACAGCCAAACAACAGTCTACCACTTGAGGGTCTGACTGAATTAACACTCGGGCACCCTGTGCTTGTGCACCTTCAGCAAAAGCTCGTAAAACCTCAACCTTGCGATTGCGATCAGCTATCCTGGGCAAACTGGAAAGATAAACTACTACATCATACATGATATTTTTTTATTAACCTTAATGCGGTACCGTTGTACATTTCTTTTTCTGTAAATTGACTATAACTTAACGCACATAACCAATCTCCTATGGGGCCACGATACAAATTGTCAATGTCCGATAGTCGGGTACGAGCCACCGGTGTAGAAATATGTTGACCCAGTGTAATAATAGGCGTGCCAGCCCACACAGCTTCAATAGCCGCTGCACTAGCATCAGTGATTACACAGTAGTAGTTGGAGTTTTGTAATATATCATACAGGTTATCACGTGTTTTGCGATTGAGTTCTTTAGGTCTAAACGTTACGGCACGATCGGTGTGTTTTGCTAGTTCTGTTTTTACTTGTTCACGCCAGGCAGACAATGTCGTCCCAAACATTTGATAGTGATATTCGCTGTTTTCAACAACCAATATTGAGTGTCCCTCATCTTGCCAAGGTGCAGGCATACTAGGTAACAAGTGTAAACGGTCCGCAGGAAAGTATCCCATACGCGGTGCATGATGTATATGATTTTGTACCAAACGATGCCACAGTTTTTTACCTGTTACAAAATTAGTATAACCAGTATCAATAAACCAAAAGGGCAAACAATGACTTAAACGATCTTTTAAAACTAATTCATTGTTGATGACATTTCTTAACACCACAGTTTGATCGTCTGGTATTGGATCATCAGGCAGTGCCCATACTGGATTATCAGTTAATTGTTGCCCTACGGTTTTGACAAAGTTTTCAGTACTGCTATTGATATAACTATTCAACAAATAGTCACGGTCAACATTGAGATTTTTAAAATTTTCTCCCAGCCAACGAATCAGCGGCTGATATTTCTTTTTGTATTCAACAACCACAGAATCTTTGTATTCTTGTACATCTTGTTTTATGTAACCGTTGAGCGTAGCAAAATCAATTTCGATCATCCCAGACTTTTCCATACGTTTACTAATTTTTTCTAAATACGCGGTAGTATTATCCCAATCTGGTTTGATTTTTTTTAAATGTTGTGCCAGTACTCTTTTGGCCAGTCCAATTACAACTTCTTCGCGGTTCAACAATAGATGCACGTTACCAACCCATGATCAAATCGTGTTTTTTCTGTTGTAGTAATTTGGCACCCCAACTTTTAAGTAAATCAACAGCTTCGCCGTTGTCAGTTATGCCGGTATCTTTGTGAAACTTCTGTTCAACTACTATGATAGGTTTGCAGGATTTAATATAATTTTCACCACCTACTAGAATATTATACTCGTAGCCTTCACAGTCTATTTTGACATAGTCAGTTGGTGGCAATTCCATGCTGTCTAGGGTTTTCATTTGTATTTTACCTTGACCAAAACTGGCAGGATCCACGTGACTATGCCCAGTGTTGTCAGCAGTGATGATCATATCAATCATGCTGTTTGTTGAACCCAGGGCACAATCATAAATTTTTAAATTTGTAGCTGGAACATTTTTCATCAAGCAGGCTCTAAAATCAGCCACTGGTTCAATGGCATGTACCTGTTGAAAAAATTGGCAAAGATCTCGCGTCCATAAGCCCACATTGGCACCTATGTCTACAGCCACATCGTGTTTTTTACAATGAGTTATACTGGCTCTGCGTACAGGTTCTTGATAGACTGGTTGTCCACCCTTTTCAATATTTCTAGTCAACATTTTAGCAAAATGTGTGTCTTGATCTGGAAACCACCAGCGGTGTGATTGATACATTATTTTCTTCCTCGTTGTCGAAGTACTTGTTGCCAGTAAGGATGATCCTGATGCATGATCACTTCCTTGGGACGGCTCATACCTTGTAATTTACGCTCGCCTTTGACATGATCCATGTATAGCCCTAGTTCGCTGTTGATAAATGGATGACCGGCAAGCCCTTTGTCCTCCCAGCTGGGATTCAAGTTAAAAAACCTATTGTTGGCTTGATATTGTTTACGTACTACATCCCATATGTAACTATCATGCCATTCGCGTTCTTTAAAAATATCATCGGTGTTGTACATACCCACAAATTTTCTAATAAAGTTTCTAGTTTCTGGGTAAGACAAATTATAGCCTACCCACCCACACTCCGAATGATATTTGTCACCACGTCCTAGATAGCTGATCATGGCATTGTCAGGGCATACCTTAGACAGCCATTCTAAGGGTACAGGGCTGTGCGTGTGACTGTCAGCATCTAACCAAATCATGTATCCATCACTTAACTCTTTTTCGCAAAGAGCAACGCTAAACACTTTGTAGGAAAATCTAACGGCATTCCAACGAAAGGATTTTTTAGGATTCCATACTTCGGGTGGACCATCTAATCCATGTGCCTTGGGATTATTTCTATGGCGTTCAATAAACACACGTAGATTTGAACTGACCGCTAATAGATCATGTACCTTAGTATTTGGTCTACGGGTAATGGGTTTGCAATTTTCAGCACAAACAATCAAATCAACTTCTGCTGGCCAGTTAGCTTCAAAAGTATCAATCATTCGCTGGCCGTATTGTTTTAAACCCTCGGCATTAAAAGAGGTAATTACAGTATATTTCATGTTGGATATTTAGTGATTAAATCAGTGGCCTATTTTCCTTTGCAGTGTGCTCAAAACAGTGCTCCTGTTCTAGCAGCCATGTTAACGGCATTAAGACACGCCGGTGTTCAATGTTTAGAAAACAGCATGGATGCAGATGCTGTTATCATTTGGTCAGCATTATGGGCAGGCCGCATGGCACCAAACAAACAAGTTTATGAGCATTACCGGTCTCAAGACAAGTCAGTGATTGTCGTGGATGTTGGTGCATTGTATCGTGGCGAAACTTGGAAGATTGCCATCAACCATATCAACCGTTTGGGCTACTATGGACACACTGAAAATCTAGACTGGGATCGTCCCATGAAGTTGGGCATAAGTCTTGCCATCAATCTCAGTCGAAATCCTGCCGTCCTTATTGCCGCCCAACACAGACACAGTTTACAGTTGGCCAATCAACATCACGAAACTTGGATCATGGAACAAATTGAAGCGATTCGTCAAGTAAGTGATCGTCCAATTGTGATCAGACCACACCCAAGAAGCCCGTTGCAAATTGGCACTTTGACTAAAAATATTACAATTCTAAAACCACAAAAAATAGCCAATACCTATGATAGCTTTGACATGCATTTTGATTATCATGCTGTGGTAAACTATTGCTCAGGCCCTGGAATACAAGCAGCTATATCAGGCACAAGGCCCATTGTAGGTGCTCACAGTTTGGCCGCACCAGTATCGGTTGCTATAGCCGACCTAGATCAGCAGTACACCACAGATAGAGACCAATGGCTGGTAGAAATTTGCCACACTGAATACACAGTAAAAGAAATAGAACAAGGCCTATGGCTTCAACGACTAAGCTCCCGCCTTTGACTGGCCCTATTGACTGTGCCTGCGTAATTCACGGCACAGGATACGACTGGATTTATGTTGAACGCCTGTACAACATGTTAAACAGGCACCTCACTCCGGGTATTAGATTGCATGTTTATACTGAAACCAATCGTCCAGTACCAGCCCCAATGATCAAGCACGAGTTAACTGAGTGGTTCATTGGCGGCCCTAAAAAATCTTGGTGGTATAAGATGCAACTGTTTAACCCAGAGCATCATGCTGGCCCACTGCTGTATTTTGATTTAGATGTGGTTATTGTTAATAATATAGATTGGATTTGGCAACAATCATTACGTCATTTTTGGACTGTGCGAGATTTTAAGTATTTGTGGCGGCCAACACACTATGGTATCAATTCTAGCATCATGTGGTGGGACACACAAAAATTTCAACACGTCTGGAAAGATTTTAACAGCCAAGACTTGAACAAAATTGTAGGAGTATATCGTGGCGATCAAGACTATATTACAGAAAAAATAGCAGATCGAGAACGTCAATTTTTGGACGCTACGCAAATAAAAAGCTGGCGTTGGCAGTGCCTAGATGGTGGGTATGATTTCAAGCGTAAACTTTACTTTAAACCCGGTGCCGGCACAATACTAGCAAATACCACGGATGTGCTGATTTTTCATGGCCAGCCAAAACCAGGAGAATTACAAGATCCTGCAATAATACACCACTGGAGATGATAAATAAAAACACTAGGAGATGTTAAAACATGGCAAATAGAACAATTCAATTTTGGGGACAAGGGTATGCTCCAACAGGCACAGACCCAATTACTGTTTCTGCAACACTAAACGGAAATGTAGTTTACACAGGGTCAATCCCAACATCATATACCAGTGAAATTAATCATGCAACAGATGCTCAGGTGGTATTATTTACTTGTGAACTGCCGGTGGATTTTGCAGGTACTGTGCCAATGTCGATCAGTCTTGACAGTCCAGTAGGTGTTACTGCATTTTTTGAACAGATACAGTCAAATTACATGACAATACCGAATACAGTGTTTACAGCAGAACAAAGAGCCACATTAACTAACCCAGCAACCACCTTAGCTGATAGAATTACAATCTGGACTGCATGTGCAGTTCCGTCGTTAAGTGCTGCTGAAATTACCATTTTAGAAAGTGGTAACAAGGTAGAAATTGCAGCAATACTTAACTCTCATAATTTACAAACATATGTAAGTTCCGGAGCAAACACATTTGTAGATGTCAACGGTGGGCAAGAGACAAGAAGTAATGTTGTTATCAACGGTACCGCTCAAACTCGTCAGAGTGAACCAACTGGTGTCTGGGGCTGGATAGTAGAATTTCCAGCAGAAGGATCTGGTTTGTTTGAAAGCGATGTTACTGTGATTGCCGGTCAAGAATAAGTTTGTACACATTAACACATATAAAAACCCGTCTAAATGGCGGGTTTTTTTATGGTTGACCATTAATACCCTTTTTGCTATAATAGTAGTATAACAATTAATAAAGGAGTTTTAAATGGAATCAAACACAATCATCGTTTTAATAGCACTGGCATATGGCGCATTTTTGGGCTACTGTTTTGGCCGTTATCAAGGCTACACCAAAGGTGCTGATATGGCCGTTAAAATCTACCGCAAATAAGCGGTTGACCAAAAATACCCAATATAGTATAATAGTTTTATAGTTAATAAAAAGGAGCTAACCTTGAGTACAGTAATTATTAAAAACGGAACATACCGTAATCAACCCGTAAACAATGTGACTTTTAACTTGGTTAAAGGTTACCAAACAGGAGCCAAAGGAGGCTATGTGACTGTAAAATCAGATGGCTATTTTGGCCCAGACTTGCCAGACGTAGTTCGCGTTAATGTAAGTGGTATCGAAGATATAGAATTTACCGCAGAATCTGTGCCAGTCGGCGAGTTTGTTGCACCGGTGGCTCATGCTAAAGTTCATGTTCATGCACCAGTTGAAACAGACGAAGAAGTTATGGCTCGTATTGGCGAACGTTTTGACATTCTTGATCAAATGACCAAGGCCACAATCGCAGGTGATGTCCGTGCCATGATTGTGGTTGGCCCTCCTGGTGTAGGCAAGAGCTTTGGTGTAGAAAAACAGTTGGAACACTCGGGCCTGTTTGACAAGTTAAGTGGTCGTAGAGTCAAGTACGAAGTGATCAAAGGTGCCATGACTCCGATTGGTTTGTATTGCACTCTGTACAAACACTCTGACAAGAACAATGTAATCGTGTTTGACGACTGTGACTCGGTGTTCCAAGATGACTTGAGCTTGAACATTCTCAAGGCTGCACTAGACTCTGGTAAAAAACGTCGTATCTACTGGAACAGTGACTCAGCCATGTTGCGTCGTGAAGGCGTTCCAGACATGTTTGACTTCAAAGGTTCATGCATCTTTATCACAAACCTACAGTTCCAAAATCTCAAGAGCAAGAAGTTGCAAGACCACTTGGAAGCCTTACAGAGTCGTTGTCACTTTATTGACTTGACCTTAAACACCTTGCGTGATCGTTTCTTGCGTATCAAGCAGATTTATCTCAAAGGTGAACTGTTTGCGGACTACGATTTTAGCCAAGAACAAGGCGATGAAGTTATTACGTTTATGGAAACTAACCAGAATCGCCTGCGTGAAATAAGCCTGCGTATGGCCTTGAAGATTGCAGACTTGACCAAAGTATCCAGTGACAACTGGAAGGCCCTGGCCGCTACAACCTGTATGAAAAATAGTTAATTGGGTAGAAATACCCGGTAAGTAAACGGTAGCTCCTGGGTAGTGCAAACTACCCACTTTCAACAGGTACCCATAAAAAGGTACCTGTTTTTTTGACTTTGCTAGACTAAGTATGTTACACTATCAAGATGCAACTTAAACTTACCTGGGCCCGCACACAAGATTTTTTATTGTTTGATATAATCAACAAAGATCTTGCGGTTTGGTTTGTTGATCAAAGTCAAAGACTTGGCAATAACTATAGTTCTGGCAATCAAGTCATTGATATAATACAACAATCTGCTGACACAGAAAGATTGATACAAGAAGAAATTGCGTATATCGATACTGTCAACGAGATTCTGACTCGATTGAAACTTCCTGTTTTCAATAAACCCACCAATTGGTATGATCAAACGGAATTAAATACGTTGCACAAAGACTGGGCAAACACTAGATATACCAACCCTAAACTCACAGAGCTATTGTATAAAATTGATAAAAAATTCTTCGAAGCATACCAAGAGATGAATTGCCATATACACCTGATTGAACGGTCTTTCAAATATAGATTTAGAGATCCACACCACTGGAGTATGGATAATCCTTTTAAAAGTAATAGCTACGATTGGGAGGTTGCTCACTTATACATTGAGTATCCTGGGCACGGTCGATGTGCTTTTGAAAAATTTGAATGGCTTGATATCAATGATGCAACCATGTGGAACGACAACAACAACTGGACCAATATAGATTCGTTTCTAGGAATGAATTTGGTTCGCCCGCATAAACTTACTCCTCCTGAAGAATTTCTAGCATGGTGCAAAGAAAAAAATCTAGTCCCATTGGGATACAATATTCCATTGGCAAATTTAGCTGATTGGAAAGACAATCTAACAACGGCTAAACAACTTGTAACAAAAAACATTAAAATAAAAGAAAATAGTTTTTCTTTGGAATTGATATAATGAAAACAGCCAGAATTATATTGCGTGACGAAGTTAATATCAAGATCGAAGGTCTTGAGTTGGATGCCCGCAGGGCTTTGGTTACGGCTTTTAAATATGATGTTCCGGGTGCTCGTTACTTGCCAGCGGTCAGACTGGGACGTTGGGATGGTAAGGTAAGTTACTTCCAGTTAGGTGGTAGCACTTATGTAAACTTGCTACCAGAAATTATTCCTATCTTGGAAAAGTTTAACTATGATATTGACCTGGATGATCAGCGGGACTATAGTGTTAATTTTACTTTTGAAAAAGTAACAGAACAAACATTTAGTCACATTAAATGGCCCAAGGCACATCCAATGGCCGGACAACCAATGGAGTTGCGTGATTACCAAGTGGAGATCATTAACAACTTCCTTGAGAACCCACAATGTATCCAAGAGATTGCCACAGGTGCCGGCAAGACTGTTATCACAGCCGCACTGTCAAACGCAGTAGCACCCTACGGTAGAACTATTGTTATTGTTCCTAACAAGAGTCTAGTAACGCAAACAGAAAAAGACTACATCAATATGCAACAGGATGTGGGTGTGTACTTTGGTGATCGTAAAGAGTGGGGTCGCCAACATACCATTTGTACCTGGCAAAGCCTAAATGTCCTGCTAAAGAATACCAAGAGTGGCGTAGGTGATGTCACCATCGGCGAGTTCTTAGAAGATGTAGTATGCGTTATTGTTGACGAAGTTCACATGGCCAAAGCCGATGCACTCAAGAGTCTACTCACAGGAGTAATGAGCCGTATTCCGTTACGCTGGGGCCTCACAGGAACTATACCCAAAGAACCATTTGAATTCCAAGCCCTGAAGTGTAGTCTTGGTCCAGTAATTGGTCGACTCAGTGCTAGCGAACTACAAAGTCAAGGAGTCCTGGCACAATGTCACGTGAACATTGTGCAATTGGTCGACCACGCAGAGTTCTCTAACTATCAAAGTGAACTAAAGTTCTTGTTAGAAGAGTCAGACAGATTAGATACTATTGCTAACTTAATTCGACAAGTTAATTCCACAGGTAATACACTTGTACTAGTTGATCGCATTGCCGCAGGACAAGGACTGATAGAACGCTTGGGTGACAACGCTGTAATGGTTAGTGGTGCAACAAAAGCAAAGGCAAGACAAGATGAGTATGATGAGGTGGCCGAAGCAACTGGCAAAATTATTGTGGCAACATATGGAGTGGCCGCTGTGGGGATTAATATTCCTCGTATTTTTAATCTTGTTTTGGTGGAGCCTGGAAAAAGTTTTGTCCGTGTTATTCAAAGTATTGGGCGTGGCATAAGAAAAGCCGAAGATAAAGACCATGTACAAATTTGGGACGTGACCAGTACCTGCAAGTTTGCCAAAAGACACTTGACCAAACGTAAAGTGTTTTATCGAGAAGCTAACTATCCTTTTACACAAGAGAAATTAGAATGGAAATAATATGGATTGGATGAAAGACGACGGCATTTTTATGCCCATGATTAACGATACTGGTCGTAATCGATTTTATAAACAAGCAATTGAATCGTTGTCTGCTGGAAAAATTGTGTGCGACATCGGCACCGGCACCGGGTTGTTAAGCATACTAGCAGTTAAATCCGGTGCCGCTCGTGTGTATGCGGTAGAGCAAGACCCTGAGCGTGCTGCATTTGCCCAATCTATGTTTAAACGACTCGGTATAACTGATCGAGTTACGCTGATAGAAGACAACTTTCTAAATACTAGAATACCAGCAGACATTTATGTTAGTGAAACAATTAACGCTCAAATATTTGGCGAAAATATTATTGAACTAGCCAATCATGCACAACAATTTGGGGGCAATTTTATACCGGGTAAGTTTGAGATCACGGCCCAAGTATACAAAAATCATCCAATCTTTTCTTTATGTCAGTCAAATTCAGATGCATTTGAGTTTCAGCCCGATATTAGTATTGACCCTGTGTTTGAAAAGGAAATTAATCTGCAGTTTCAACAAGCTCATCCTTTAGAAAACACTTTGTATCGTGCTAACATGATAAATGGTTTATTTACACAATTGCCAAGATTTACAGATTTAAAATTAACTAAACTTAGCGAAACAGACCCACTGGTAGTGGATTTAAACACACCAATTAATGTTGATTCATTGAAATTAACAATTCCAAAAACACAAGAAAACAGCCAGGCAGATGTGTATGTGGTATTGCATTGGAAAGCAGTATATCAAGATTTTGTGATGGACGTAGACTCTACTTGGTTTGGAAGGGTAGCAAAGACAATTCTTAAGAGGTGCCGCAACCCCGAGTTAGATATAAACATTTGGTACGATGCAAAGATTCAAGATTGGCGATTATCATTTTAATCACTTGACATTGACCAAAAAATCGTATATTATATAATTATGAAAATACTAACACTTGACAATGAGCCATTTGATTTAGATCACTTGCCAGAAGAAGTAGATGACATGCGTTTTGCTATCTTGGACAATTCAAATCCGTCCGAAACAGATTATCATTACATACCGTTGATCTTTTTAGAAAGTTTTAATGCACCTGCACTAGTGTTACGCATTGGCGAACACAAAGTACGTATGCCGGTGGACTGGCAAATCTTGATCGGCGAACCCGACCTAGGAGACCTGGAAGTACTACCACTTACTGCCATTAACGATCGAGGCTTCAAAGCATTTCAGTTTAATCCACTCAGCAGTTTTAGGCCCAGCTTTCTGGACATAGAAATTGTAGACGTGTACCAAGAAGTGGCCTGGTATGCACCCAAGTTAAAAAATGGGCAACTATTATGTGTGCCGCTGGGCAACAGTGAAAAACCCGAGTGCGTGTACTTTGTCAAAGACATCAGTCGCAATTGTGAAGTCATAAACTATAATCAGGCTTGGTAGTGGATAAACTCAGCATCAATAACGAAATGGCTGTATTTGATCGCAAGGATCGTAGATTCTACGATAGCTTGACCGATGACGAACGGAAAAAGTTCAGTAACTTTCTTATGATTCGTTATGGATCAAGTGTGCAGGGCAACACTATGGAACAGGCAGTATATCTGCTGAGTTGCAATGAAAATCTCAACAAACATTTTTTTGCAATCAATCGCCATCCCAGACTGCAATGGTTATGTGCTACTACAGTAAGTCCAGGGTGGGGCACAAAACGCCATCAATGGATTGCTCCCAAGAAAAAAGAAGCTGGTGCCAGTGGAATTCGCAAACAGTTGGCTGAATTGTATCCTAATATGAAAGATGATGAGATTGCATTAATGGCACAGATCAATACCAAAAAAAACCTAGACGAATACGTCAAACAACTAGGGCAAGAAGTTAAGAAATGACAAAATTATTAGTCAATGGGTGCAGTTTTGCTCATACCTGGAAAAACGCCGAAGAGTTAGGGCACCGACTAAACTGCAATACCACTGTGAACCTTGGACTGCCTGGGGGTAGCAATGCTCGCACCCTAAGAACCACCGCGGAATATCTATTGCAAAATTCTGATGTATCGTTTGTAATTATAATGTTAACTTTTTGGGATCGGCAAGAAGCCCCTTGGGCCCCTCAATCTCAGTTTAATACATACGATAAAAATTGGGTATCATATGCTGCTAACGGCGTTACCAATCAACATCGTAAACAAATTAACAAATCCGAAGTTGAGTTCAAATTGCTTAATCAATATATTGTTGATAGATTCAAGTATGATTTTGATGACTCTTATATGGATAAATGGCTCATGGATATTATTACTTTTAGTTCCTGGTTGGATTCTTTAAAAATTAACTATTGTATGTTTAATACTTGCGATCGTCGATATCAAAAATTTGAAGATAAAAAATTTCAACTAATTGAGAAAAATAACAAAATAATTAATATTAAAAATTTCTTATCTAATGTTTATATTCACAGCCAAGGCGTACCGTGTCCGTCAAACGAGTTGGAGAATTTTAAAAATCAAAAAATTGATTTTGCTCCAGAGTTCATACATTGGGATTACAACGGCGGAAAAGTTCTTAATGATTTTTTGTATGATTATATTATTGAAAATTGTGTTAAAAAATGAAATATACCTGTCAGTATTGTAAGAAAGACTTTATCAAAGAGTCTAGCCTTGCAGTGCATTCATGCGAACCTCGTCGACGCAGACAAGAAAAAGACGAACCCGGTGTCAGACTTGGGTTTCATGCTTATATCAAATTTTATGAACTCACACAAGGCAGTGCCCGTCTAAAAACTCACGATGACTTTTGTGAAAGTCCGTATTATCGTGCTTTTGTAAAGTTTGGACGTTATTGTGTAGATGTAAAAGCAATCAATCCAGCAAGGTTCACTGAGTGGGTACTAAAGCAAAACAAAAAAATTGATCACTGGTGTAAAGATAGTGTTTAC